AAGTTGGCGTCAATTCTTTCTGCTATTTTCTCCTCTGCCATCTCACAAGTAACATATAAAACATTCTTGCCTTGTAGTAAAACACTAGCAGCATAGTGACACATGAATAAAGACTTACCAACACCTGTTCCTGCGAGTGCAATATTTAAGGTTTTATTAGATACACCACCTGCTGTGATCTTGTTGAACATCTCAAGGTCAAACTCTATCTTGTTTTCTTTTCTATGATAGTATTCATATCTTCCTTCTGAATCATCAATATAATCATGACCTACATGTTGATCAAATCCTACTGCTAAAGCATCCTTCAATATATCTGGTATCGCATCGTTACTATGCTTTTCATCTTGACCATCAGCAATTTGTATACTCTTCATCAATGCAAGATATATTGCTCTCTCTTTACACCATGACTCTGTGGTATCTTCTGCCCATGCTCTCTCAGAGGTTGACTCATGCAAAGCATCAATCAAATTTTGAACTAAAGAAAACTCATCTTGTGTAAGGTCATCACGCTTCTCTGCCTCGATATGAAGAACTTCTTTAGTAGGAAGTCCATCATATGCTTTGACATATTCTGCAATTTGTTGAAACACTACACGATCAGTTCTCTCTTCAAAATATTCATCACGAATAAATGGGAGAACCTTACGAGCATATACTTCGTCATGAAGTAAATTACTCAGAATCGTTAGTGGTACTCTCTCCGTTTCCATAACTAAAAGTTTGTTTTGCAACAGTGTCAATTTTTTCTAATACTTCTTGAGTAAAGTATTTCTCAGGATTCTTGTATATCTCAGAGGCATATATTTTCTTACCTTCAACTTCGTAACGAGTTGAGACCTTCTTCCAGATCCCACCTTTCTCAGCAAGTTCAAGAAGACCATAGTATTTGTCCAAACCACGCTTGTCATAATATAAACGTGTAGAAATTTGTTCGCTTTCTTTGCTTATACGCGACTTAATAACCTTTGCCTTGATAATGTTTCCGACTCTTTCTGTTCCTTCTTTTTCTTGAGATTTAGATAGGTATATGATAGTAGTGGCAGCATACTTGAGACCGCTACCACCGCCCATCTCCTTTGTGGGCATGTAAGATCCGATAACATCATAGGTGTGGTTCAAAACAATTAGTGGGACTTTGGCAATACTGAGTTTCTGTGTTAGAACTCTGAATGCACCTTTTACAAGTTGTGCCTTAGACATGTCACGAACTGACTTACCATCCGCTATATCTTTGGTTTCTTTTTCCGTAGAAAGATTTCCTAAAGAATCAAGAACCATGAGCATTGGTTGTCGTTTTTCTTCTTCCTGACTATTATACTTGTCTAGTATTTTATATGCAACATTTCTGAAGTCTTCTACAGTCAAGCAGTCGATTGTTAGAAACTGTTTTCCTGTAGGATCCATTCCCCTCTTCTCTAGTAATTCTTTTGTTATAGCACCCTCTGTGTCAAAATATACAACTCCTCCTTTAGGATTTTCTTTCATAAAATTATTACAGATAGAAAGGGCAAAAAAAGTTTTACCGGTTGCTTCTGCTCCTGCAATAGCAGTAATTTTATTGTCAGATACACCTCCAAAGATGGATGTGCTACAGAGTGCATTGAAGATATAGGAACCAGTATCTAAAAATGAATGTGATTCTTCCAGATTCTTGGACAACTTTGCAGTGTCCTTTCCTATATCTTTGATTACATCATCAAAAAAATTCATCAAATTACCATTCCATAGGTTTCTCGCAGGATCTTTTTGTAAGGACCACCGGGATGTGCATCCCTAGTTTCCTTTACTAACTTCAATTTTTCATATAGGGATGAATCCCCACCAAGTGTCAACGCTTTGACAATAGTTTCTAGTTCTTTGTCGTTAATTGGTAAATCCAAAATAAAATGTCCTGATTTTAAAAGTATAGCACTAAATGAAGAAAGATTCAAGTGTTGCAGTTTTTTCAAGTGACCACCCAATAGCATCCAGTATCGCCCGAACAGGTTCGATAAAAGATTTATTGAATTGTAAATCGTAATCGATATATTTTTGCAATCCTAACTCAGTGGGAAATTGATTGATAAACGAAATAACATTTTCATGAATCGGATTAGGTTTCTTGAGGTAAACAAACTTTATTTTTTCGCCATTGTTTATCATATTATACTTATTATCTAGTTTATTTTTCTTTATATGATGATTGAAAAGTAAAGATCCTCTAGAGTGAATAGGAGTTCCTTTGGTGTATATGCCACTTGAACTTTGATACTTCGTTACATTAGAAACCGATCTAGGAAATGCAATCTCCTCTGCAGGCAACTTCTTGAAGTCTACTCTTGCTTTTTCTACAAAGTCTATAATATCTTGTTCGGTCTGTGTTAGTATAACTTTCAATGCATCTCTAATAAGAGTTCTACATGGTGCAGGTGTAGATGATTTGACTGCTTCAATACCCATCATCTTCAGTTTTGGTTCTGCAAATCTTACACCTTCTATATCCCATGCATTCAAAATATATCTTTTCTTTGCTGTCCATATACCTCTCTCTGCTATTGTCTCACGCTTCATAAACATCTTCTGTTCGTAAGCATTTACATACGTGGCCAACGCTTCGTAAGAACTCGAAATATACTTTTCAAGTTCCACATCACAGATCTTATCAAGGAACGAGACAATGCCTTCAGTAATCTTTTCTCTCCCTTGGTATACAGTTTCGACCAGAGGACCCATATGCAAATAGATAGAGTCAGTATCACTAGCAATGACATAATCAACCTCCTTAGTTTTTAGTATTTTATTAATGTAGATGTTCATCTTGTTCTCTATCCAACGAATAGAAAACTGACCACCTAATGTGATTGCTTCAGCACATGCTAATTTGTAATAACGAAAATAGTTATTACCGATAGCACCATAGGCAGAGTTGAGTTGAATCTTCTTTGCCATCTGTATATTATTACAACGAGCAATCTCTCTTTCCAATGCCTTGGTAGGAGACTTCTCATACTCTTGCTTTGCCTTGAGCATCTTTTTTTTGAAGACGACTCTTTCACTGTATATTTTGTCCATTATTTTGGGTAAAAAACCCCTCTTTTTAGTGGTAAATACAGCACCATTTGGGCATACAGTGACGTCTTTGAGACCAGATAGGTCTACTTCTTCGTTCAATAACTTATCTACACTCACACCACGATATCTTTCATCCAGTAAAGTCTCTGGTGAAATATTATATTGCATTATAAGATGAGGATATAGACTGTTCAAATCAAAAGACACAACCCAATCATACACACCCGGTTTTGGTTCCTTTACATATGCACCTGCATACCTATCTGCTTTATCTTCATCCTGTTTTGGTGGTATAACAATGTTCTTTTTCTTCAAGTCGTTGTAGATAATCATATCCCACATACGAACCTGATAGAATACGTCATTGAAGTTTACTTTAGCATCAAATGCCATGGTCACAGCAAGTTCAATCAACTTCATCTTCTCTTCAAGAGCGTCAACAAGTTTTACGTCAATGATGTTATATTCTACAAACTTCTGCCATCCATTTGTATAGAAATCTTTGAAGGTATCATGCTCTGAGTGGTCTAGTTTCTTCTGTCCAAGTTCTACAGATGCAATGTAGTCCAATCTGTATGATTCTTGTGCCTTATATGTGAACTTCTTGTACAGATCAAGGTAGTCTAGGACAGTAATGCCTGCAATATCATACTGTATGTGCCCTCTACCCTGTATAAAAATCTCTTCATGAGTCACTAAACCCCATGGAGATAGTTGTTTTGATGCTTTCTCACCTAGAATACGAGTGATTCTCTTTGCAAGATATGGTATATCGTATAATGTACAGTTCCATCCTGTAATAATCTCTGGTGTGTTCTGTTGCCAGTATGCAAGAAATCTTTGTAGCATGTCATACTCATCTACACACCTGATATATGTTACATCTTCATTTTTATTGTCAAAAGGACCAACACCAAAGGTAAGTATCTTCTTTGATGAGAAATCAAGTAATGATATGAGCAACATCTCTTCATCACATTTCTGTACGGAAGGGAATCCATTCTCAGACTTCACCTCGATATCAATCGTGACGAGTTTCATGTTGTTGAGATCAAACTTTATCTCATTCTCTGGATACTTATCTGAAATATACTGGTAAATGTATCTACGGTTGCCATAGATAGGAAACTTTTCTATATTTTCATGCGACCTTATAAATTCTCTGCAATCTCTTACATTTCCGGGTTTTACTTCACCAACATACTTCCCATCCAAGGTTTTATACTTTGTTTTCTTCTTACTGGGGACAAACAAAGTGGGTTGAAAGTCATCTCGTAATGTAAATGACCTGCCATTCTCATACCCACGAACCAGAAAGTCGTTGCCGACCATCTGAACGTTGGTGTAATATCTCATTTTACAGTGATGCTAGGTTTTGCTGTAAGTGTCTGATACTTATCAAGTTGATCCTTATCAGGTTGTACCATTGTTAGTATACTATCAGAGTGTATCATTAATTCTTTCTGTGTTGTAAAACTAGGCCACGATGTTAAGAAATTTTCACCATTTTCTTGCTTCAATTCGTATGGTTCTATCAATTTACAATCTGGTTCTCCTAATTCTGTACTAACTTCTTCTATTCGAGCAATAAGAACTAATTGATTCTTCAATAATAATATTTGTATCATGTCAAAGATAGGTTTCTTGAATTTAATTGTAGCATAGCATCCCTTATTTTGTCAATGTAACCACTATTTCTTAATTCTTTGAAGACTAAGTTCTCAAAACCATATTCACCGTAAGAATCAAGTGATGCTCTCCTCGCTTCCTTTAGTTTTTTCATTATAGCACGTAATCCTACACCATTATCACTATCAATCAACCTTTCTATCTTACTTTTGATATTATTTGTCTTCTTTTCTAGTTCTCTTTCGTCTAATTCACCCTCAAACTTCTGTGGTTCTTGTATAAACCTGTTTTTTAGTAGACTATAGACTCCTTGACTTTTTTTTCTAGTGATTCCGGGTCTCTCAATGTATGGTTCTGCCTGCACACCATAAATTTTGACATCATGAGTCAATTCCCACAAAGTTTTTTTGTCCATGTAGTAGTTATCTAACAATTCTGGGTCACAATCAGGCACATACTTAGGATCTACCACTAAATGCACGTCAATATCAGAATATTTTGTATAATTATATCCTGCATTGCCTCCTAGCATTAAAATATCTACAATCCCTGCCTCTGGTATCTCTGCATAGTCTGCAAATGCCTTTCCAAAGTCCATTAATTTCTCTCTGACTATGGATTTTAGACCAGATGGACCCCAAAATACTGGATTTAATTTATCTCTAAACTTCAAAGTCAGATCCTCGTTCAATCGACGAAGATCTGACGCTGAAATGTGTTTTCTTACCCTATTGAACACAACCTAATTGCCTTTTTAGGTATTTAGAGCCACTCCTTACGTTGCCTATGCTCTGGAATGATTCTTTCTATATCAACAAGGAGTAATCCATCCTCAAAAATTACATTTTTTACTACCAAATCATCTGGTACTGCCCATGATCTAGTGAAAGATCTTTGTGCAAGACCCCGATGCATGTAATCAGTGCCCTCTTTCTCAATTTTCTTTCCTTCGATGATAAGTTTACCCTCCTGTGTGTAAACTTTTAGTTCATCTTTTTTGAATCCTGCTAGTGCTACCTCTAATTTATACTCATGATTTGATACCTTTATAGTATTATAAGGTGGGTAGTTAGAATTTTTGAAATGTGAATCGAAATCGCTGATCCAATCGTCAAATCCGATCATGTTTCGTCTTATTTTATTGAGATATTCTTGTGTATCTCCAACTGTCAACGTGATTCCGTTGTCAAACATAGTGACCTCTTTAGCGTCTGTGAATAATGTCCCCGAAGGCGACAATACTAATTATACACGATGCTATTTTTTAAGGGTACGGTTATTTGGGTTCGGTTGTTTTTCTCTTACCGATATTGTATTTTGTTTCTAACTTCCAATCTGCTTTTTCTCTGAATGAAATTACCTTTATCTGATTTAATGGTGCTATATCTTCAACTAAATCTGATGATATTACATTGACCAATCCCCAATCTGATAGAAGTTGCACAATTCTGTTTCTTCTTTGAAAGTCATTCACGCTTAGATTTGCCTTTTTACCATCTAAAGCAAAAAGTTCCTTGAAGTGAACTATAAAATACTTACCTTGTTTATGTAATATGTGACAACTCTGGTATATTTTCTTTTCTTTTCTGGATGCTACTCCTATTCTTGTCAGGGTTTCCCTTACTTTCAAAAAATCATCAGGTTCCGCTAGTGCAACCTCAATCATTTTACTAGGTGACCAATCATATATTGGTTCAATCACCACACTCATCTCAATCCTCCAGTGTCAAGTTTTTTTCTAATGAATTTCAACTGATCTTCGGTAAGTAAGGAGAGGACTTGCTTTGCCTTTTCATCACTATAACGATAATATTTCTTGATTAGTTCAAGATTGTCCAATTCTTCCTTCTTAATCCAAGGAGAGAATCTTTTCCGCGATCGTAAAATATTTAGTAAAAAGTCGTACTGTAGTCTCTTATCTAAAGAATTGTATATATTCATCTCATTAGCATATAGCACAGCATCCATGTGACCTGCCATACATCTATTCACTATGAATGCAGGATACATTGAGTCAGTAACCTCTGGATCCTCAAACAAATTATTCTTTTTGTAGTTGATTGAGTTCAACCAATCCTTCAGTTCGGGTTTCATCTACCTTCCTTTGACTTGTTCCTTATTGTAACATGATTATCTTCAATAGCAATTTCTAGAAAATCAAAATGTGTCCACCCAAGTTCTTCATAGCACTTGTTTAATTTCTTCATATCATCCCACAAATCAGTAGGAGTGGGTTCTCCCCAAAATGGATTTTCTTCTTCTGGATTCATGTCAATCCTGATGAGTTGAGTTTGTCATAGTTATAGCATCCTTCAAATGAGAATTTTATTTTTGGTTCTTTGTTGTAGTTGAAAAGTAATAATTCTTTTCTTTCTTTTTGCTTAGACATATAATCACCAACAGATCTCATAGTATATGTATGAGCATATTCAGATACTGACCAATTACTAAACCTGTCCTTAATAAGTTGTGATGAGTTATATGATATGAGCATCTTAGCAGTTCTTTGATCACATTTCTCTGCAAACTTGTCATGATCAAAACTCTCATGCATGTTACCTTTCTTACCATATAAATTAGAATCTATCTCATATGGTGGATCAAGATATACAAATGTATTTACAAGATCTGTCAGTAAGATTTCGTAGTCATCATTTGTAATCGTCCATTTTTGAATGATCTTACTATATTGAGGTAACTTACTGATGCCTCGCATACTGAAGTTTTGGATACTCGCTTGAGTTGAGAAAGATGAAGACTCAGTAAGACCACTGAAACTACACTTATTGACGATATAAAAAGCAATAGCACGTTCGAGATCGGTAGATCCTCTATCATGTAGAATAGACTTGCTATCCTCGAAGAGTATTCTACAGTCGGAGGATTCTCTTTTGATATCTGTGAGTCTGGTCGCAATTTCATCACCTTGTTTTTGTAAGATTTGCCAAAAATTTGTCAATGGTTCGTATAAATCATTGACCCAAATATTGAGGTGTGGAAAGGTAGTGCTGATGTGTAATGCTACAGAACCACCACCTAGAAATGGTTCACGATACTCCTTACAATTAGAAAGATTAGGAAAAAAGTTTTTGATTTTACCAACTGCTCTAGACTTACCACCCGGATATCGTAATGGTGTCTTAAGATTGGTCATTTGAATTCACACTCCATCATGATTTCAGTCATTGCTGCTAAAAGATTTATCTCCTGATCAGCAACAAAAGCACCTTGGTATTGATACTTTGCCACAACTAATACTGCATGTGGTATAGTTGCAGGTTTCAATACATTATACAATGAATCGTAAATATTTCTCAATATTGTGTTGGGATCATTATCTAAGTTTTGAACAATCCACTTTCTTACATTAGGAAAATCTTTCTTCTCAAGATATCCCATCAATTCTTTTGTATTTACATCTGACAGTTTAGATAATATACCAGTATCAATCTCTCCTCCTGCTGCATATCTCTGTACTTCATTCAATACTCTCCTCCAATCAGGAAAGTGTGTTTGTATGACTGTTGCTAATACCTTTTTATCTGCTGTAACTTCTTCTAAAGATAATATCTCGTTCAATCTTTTGAAGAACTGTGCTGCTATAGTTTGCTTTTCCTTACCATCCACACTAAAATCTATCACAGTGCATCTAGAATGCAATGGTTCTATAATTCTATTCTTGTAATTGCACGTAAAAATGAATCTGCAGTTCTTATAGAACTGTTCAACATTTGCCCTAAGAAGTAATTGAACATCATGGGTGGTGTTGTCTGCCTCGTCAATGATAATAACCTTATGCTTGCCCCTTGACGTAAGGGAAACAGTAGAGGCGAAACTCTTAGCTTGATTACGCACGGTGTCGAGAAATCTTCCTTCATCTGATCCGTTTATAACATAACTATCTATTCCCATTTGCTTGCATAGTGCCTTTGCCACCGTAGTTTTTCCTATGCCGGGAGGTCCAGATAGGAGCATGTTTGGTAGTTCACCCTTTGCTAGAAAGTCATTGAATGTTTTCTTGATTCTCTCAGGTAGAATACATTCATCAATTGTCTTGGGTCTGTATTTTTCAACCCATATAAAATCTCTATCCAAAGTCATCAATAATCAAGTTTGCAGAAATAGCAATTCTCTTTCCTTTTGTCTCAGGGACAGAATGAAAGAGAGATCCGTTCCATAATAGTAGTGTACCAGATTTCGGTTTGATTCGCAACATGTCAAATTTTAGAGGTGCAGAATCCTCATTTGCATATGCATAATAACATGATGCCCATGTGCATGGATAGTGAGTGTGTCTTATAGTATGATTACCCTCCTCATACATCAGTGCCCAGAAATCTTGAACCTTATACGTGCATAATTGTAGTCTACTGAAAGACTCAGGATCAGATGTTCTCGCTCTGTCAACTCCGTCTAAAATTTTATCAATATATGGATCAAAGATTTTTGTTTGTTTATGTGTCTTGTATGAACTTCTCCATGCCTTTACATTAGATACTTCACCTTCGGGAAAATTTTTCCTATGTTGATGTATGTCCTCAATAAGTTTTACATTATCAATATCTAACTGCATAGAATACACAGGCATATTGACCATGCACCTATGTTTTACCACATCCATTCTGGTCTTCTTGATGGGTCACGTAGATAGTTATTTCTTGCCCATGGTTTTGAAAAAATATAGTCTTTGTATTTTGTAAAGATATCTTTACTGTCATCATGCTTGAACTCATCAGGTCCTGCAAACACAAACTCTGTAGGATCAGAATCTTGAGGTGGAAATATTTTTACTGCATGTTCTATAGTAGATTGACAACTATGCTTCTTACCATATCTGTGTGTGTACTCATTACACAATGCAAGACCATGTACAATCAACCATGTAAAATTAGTCTGTGCCCATATTGTGCATGGATGATTACGAAATGCACCATGCTCTGTCTTGTATGGTGTACCATCAAGTTTAGGTAATGTACCAAAACCATAACCCCACTTATCTGACGCTACGATAGATAACATCTGACATGTTTCTAATGGCATCTTGACAATATGTTTGTCGGGTAATACCTGTGCAGATTTGACTGCTGATGGGTCAGTGACAAATATATTCATTTTTTCTCCTCCCAGAGATATACGAGATACAATCCTAGTATAACCCAGAATGCAATTTCAAGACCGTAATTGTTCATAATTAATAATAATGGGTGCAGGATCATTCCAATGCCTGATATTACCTGCAATAATGAAACAATTAGTGATAACTAATTGTATAAAAATAAATGTTCTGATAACACATATTATATCATCATATTGTTTTGTGGTTTCATCTTGAAATGAACCTAAAGCATACTTCCAGATTTTCCAAAATTCAGTCATTGAATTCATTATAAATCCCCTCCAACATGTCACCCTGTCCTGCTAATTTTTCAATTAGTAGTTTTAGATCTACTTTATATGCTGCAGCAGTGTGTTTGATCTGATTTGTTCTATCTGACATAAGAAGATCAATTAGAAAATCACACTCCTTGAGACATAATTTGCTTTTGAGTTCATTCATCATGATCGTCCCATTGATCTGTTAGTCCTTTGTTGTTGAAGAATGCTCTATAGATTCCATATCCAGACAACAATACTAAAATTACTAGAATAGAAATACCAAATGTCTGATTAGGATCAGCATTATAGTGAGGTATAATTGCATTACACTTAGTCCAAGTTCCGGGTAAAGTATATACCGGTGGACATGAAGCGAATAAAAAATCTCTTGCGAGTTGTAATTCAAAAACTGAAATCATATTCCTAAAAGTTTACGTTGACGTTCAAAATATCCATGGAGAATCCATGAACTACTATTCATTTTATCAGTACCACCGGTACCAAATTCAAATGACACTCTTGGATTATCCTTAAATCTTTCATACTCAGGTGTATTTTTTTTACCCCTGTCCCCACCGTTACAGAATATAACTTCTGTAGAAATTTCTAGACACTTTTCAATAGCACCACATGCAGAGTCATCAGAATCATCCCATGATATTACAGCGTCAACCATATTCAAATGACGAATGATGTCTGCTCTTTCTGTCCAAGATTGAAAATATTGACCTTTTTTTCTTTTCAACCAAGGATCACCATTCAGTCCTACCACAAGATAATTAGAAAGATCTTTTGCTCTTTTGAAATAATGAAGATGACCACTATGAATAGGGTCAAAACCTCCAGTAACTAAACTTAGGCGATCACAAAACATTAGTTGTAAACAGAATCAGGTTCTAGTGCTACAAAATATGTAAGATTATATGCTACGTTATGAAATCTAGCAAGATTTGCTTTGGATATACTAACTTGATATGATCCTTTGATCAGTTTGATATTCTCCATTTTGAAGTTGAATGAAAACTCATGATCTGTAGAACCCACCACAATCGTATAGTCGTTTGAAGTATCATTTCTACGATCACTTGTAATAACCTTAACAACTCCTGCTTCACCTACAACTGATAGATCAGGTAGACCTAATATGTTTGCAGAATGAATAAGTTTCTTTACTTGATTCTCGTCAAGATTGAAAGATACTTCCTCACTAGGAAGTGCCATCTCTTTTTCTGGTGGCGATATGATTACATCTGGATCTGAAAAGAAATATTTTGAACGAGTTGCTTTACCTTCTTTGATAGAAGCATACTGTTCTGAGGTGATGTCAATATCAGGATCTTTGTACAATACATCAATAGTTGTGATGAACTGAGGTAGATCATAGATTGCAAAGTCTGAAGGTATCTCTTCTTCAATCGTTGCTTCAGCAAGAATGTTTTGCATAGGCGAGATAGTTCTTATCTTCTTTCCTTTCTTGAAAGATAGAGATTGATTTATCTCTGTGAAGTTCTTTAGAATTGCCTTCGTTTTATCGGATAACTTCATCATAAGTTTTAGGTTTCAATCTATTATAGTACAAAAAAAGGAGACCGTCAAGATCTCCTTTTGATATTATGCACCTTGATAAACTCCTGCCGGATTCATAACTCCTCCGCCTTCGTCATCATCGTCATCATCGCCATCTATAGCACGAAATAAAAACTCAAGAAATACCATAGCACCTACAGGATAGAAGATCCATAGTATTGCTTGAAAGGGTGATACTGTATTGTCTGCTACTAGATCAACCATTATGCAAACACAGGTAGACCAATTGTTGCTGTAATGCCTGTAGCAAACATAAATGCAATGAATGGGACATAAGTAATTGACATAGGTCTTTTATAAACCTCCATGACATCATGGTAGTTCATTTAGAATACGCCGGGTATGATTTGTCCTGTTGTTACGTAAGCACCGACTGCTGCTACGAAACCAAGCATTGCTGCCCAACCGTTAAATCTTTCTGCTTCTGGAGTCATTGTTTTTTACCTTTAGTGAATGTGAATAGTTTTGGGGGTTAGAATCCTAAGATTCCACCGAAGAAAAAGTTACCTGTAGTTACATAGGATATGAATCCTGCAACTAATCCTAGCATGGCAAGTCTACCATTGAGTCTCTCAGCATTCTTGCCGTATCCCTCGTAGTTTTCTACCAATCGTGGTTGCACTTCAGTTGGAAATGCATTTTGGCGTCCGCCAGATTCAGTTGTAACTGTCATAAACTTTTTGTTATACATTAATATATAGTGTAACAAAACTTTACACAATTGTCAAGTATCTATACATTTTGATCTCAACATAGAGAAAAGACTCCCTTATAAGTAATATAAAAGAGTCTTATATAAGTTATGTGACAGTATTGTAACAGTTAGAACTTGTACTTTAGTCCAGTTTTGAACTCGTACTTGTTGTCGCCACCATCATTTGATTCATATTTGATAGATGCTTTAGCACCAATTTCATCTGTGACAGGGAAACTTACACCAGATGCAATGAAAAATTCTGTTTCTGCATCTTCACCTTCTTTTACTTCTGTGACAGGACCACCTTCTACAAAGTACTTAGTAGTACCAACTTTACCTGAGTAACCGAGACTTGCTTCAAATTCGGTTGAGGAGTAGTCAGAACCTGTCCACTTTGATTTTGTGTCGATACCGACGTAAGGACCTGCTAGTACAGGTGCTGAGAATGCAGAGAGTGCTGCTACTGCTAAGAGTGATTTAAACATTTTTGTTTTTATTTTCTCGCAAGGAAAAACCCCTGCGGATGTTAGACTGCCCCGACATGGGAGTCTTTCTACGCAGGG